CTCAAGGTGGAACAAACTACTATCCTGATGTCATTTATACGCAATCTGCAAATATCTTTTGGATGGATCATCTTTCTTCTGGTACTAATTGGGGTAGTGACTTGGATGCAAGTAACAACATTATCCTTAACGGTACGGATTCTGATGGTTCGAATGAAGGTTCTGCTGTTCTTTTGGATGCAAGTGCTTCTGGTACTGATGAGGGAGAAAATCTTATTCAGGACTCTGGTTCTGGTGGTGGTGCATTTACTGCTGTTGATACACCGACATATGACGAATTGACAGGTGGAACAGACGATTATTCTGTGACTGTTGCTGAGAAAAGAACAGCATATGACTTGTTTGCAGACACAGAAGCTCATGACATTAACTTTGTGCTTAGTGGTCCTGCTGTTACGGTCACTGGATCATCGTTCGGTACATCTGGTGATGAGTTTGACACACATGGTACAATGATTACCGATCTTGTAGAACTGCGCAAGGACTGTGTTGGTTTCATCTCTCCTGCTCGTCAGGCGGTTGTTAATGTTCAGAGTTCAAACACACAAACAGTGAATGTTAAGAATTCGTTTGATACATTGCCATCGTCTTCGTATGTTGTATACGACAGTGGTTATAAACAGATGTATGATAAGTACAATGATGTGGTGCGTTTTGTTCCTTTGAACGGTGACATTGCTGGGGTTTGTGCAAACACGGACAGAGTTGCTGATGCATGGTTCTCACCAGGCGGTTACAATCGTGGTAACATTCGTGGTGCGATTAAAGTTGCTTACAATCCAAAACAGTCTGAAAGAGATATTCTCTACAAGGCTCGAATCAACCCTGTTGTTGATTTCCCTGGCCAGGGTGTGGTTCTCTTTGGTGACAAAACTGCTCAGACAAAACCAAGTGCGTTTGATAGAATCAACGTTCGTCGTTTGTTCTTGGTTCTTGAAAAAGCAATCGCAACTGCTGCCAAGTTTACACTCTTTGAATTCAACGATGAGTTTACAAGAGCACAGTTCCGTAACTTGGTAGAACCTTTCTTGCGAGATGTTCAGGGTCGTAGAGGTATCACTGATTTTGCGGTGATCTGCGATGCTACGAACAATACAGGTGAAGTAGTTGACAGAAACGAATTTGTTGCTGACATTTACATCAAACCAGCAAGGTCTATTAACTTTATCACTCTTAACTTTGTTGCCGTTCGGACTGGTGTCGAATTCAACGAAGTTATCGGTAGATTCTAATAAGGAGCAACGAAAATGGTTGGAACATTAGACGAATTTAGGTCACAACTACTTGGTGGTGGCGCTAGAAATAACCAATATCGCGTTGAGATTAATAATCCTCCTGCTGGTGCTGTTGGTCTTGATACAAGAAATGCTGCGTTTTTGTGCACGGCTGCTCAGTTGCCAGGAATGACAATTGCTGAGGTTGAGGTTCCATTTAGAGGTCGTTCATTGTTTATCCCTGCTGATAGAACATTTGAGACATGGACTGTAACTTTCTTGAACGACACAAACTTTGCAATTAGAAACGCAATGGAACGGTGGAATAACAGTATGAATAATCTTGTCACGGGTCAAGGCTTGACAACTCATGATGAATATACTGCTGACCTTAAAGTCTCGCAACTTGATAGAGATGATTCAGTGTTGAAAACATACACCTTTGTCAATGCGTTTCCGACAGCAGTTGGTGCGATTGACTTAGCTGCTGGCACTTCAGATACGATTGAGACTTTTGATGTGACATTTAGATATCAACACTTTGTTACTGATGCTGTTATCGCAGATGCGCCGACAGGCCCATTTTAGTAACTGACTATATATTCCTAACTACTAAATAGTAGTAAGGAGATATAATGGCAGAGCTATTTGGTTTTAGTATTACTCGGAAAGGGACTCAGGGCAGTGAAGATACTTTCACTGTCCCGACTCCTGACGATGGTAGCATCGAAGTCGCTGGTGGCGGTTTTCTCTCATCTGTTCTTGATACGGATGGACGAGAAAGAACCGAGCTAGATTTAATTCGACGTTATAGAGATATTGCACAACAACCAGAATGTGACAGTGCAGTCGAAGATATCGTTAACGAAGCAATAACCTCAGATGAATTTTCTCAGTCTGTCATGGTTACTCTTGACAGACTTCCCTACCCAGAAAAAATTAAAAGACTTATTCGCAAAGAATTTGATAATGTCCTCTCTCTTTTAGAATTTGAACAAAAAGGTCATGATATCTTTAGACGTTGGTATGTTGATGGAAGAATTTTTTTCCATAAAGTTATTGACCCCAAAAATCCTAAAAAAGGCGTAAGCACATTACGGTATATTGATGCGACTAAGATTAGAAAAGTAAGGGAAGTAAAAAAAGAGAAAGACCAAGCCACTGGTGTAGATAAGATTAAGAAGATTGAAGAATATTACATTTATAATGAAAAAGGGTTGCATTCTGCCGGATATGGTGGAGCTCAACAGGGGATTAGAATTGCTGGTGACGCAATAACGTATTGTCCATCTGGTGTAGTTGATCAAAACAGTGGTAAGGTTTTATCTTACTTACACAAGGCAATCAAGCCTGTCAATCAATTGAGGATGATTGAAGATGCGTTGGTCATCTATCGTATTTCTAGGGCCCCTGAGCGTCGTATATTCTATATTGATGTTGGCAATCTTCCTAAGATAAAAGCAGAACAATATCTCAAAGATGTGATGAATCGTTATCGCAACAAGTTGGTCTACGATGCATCAACTGGTGAAATACGAGATGATAGAAATCACATGAGTATGTTGGAAGACTTCTGGCTCCCACGAAGAGAAGGCGGCCGAGGCACAGAAATCACAACACTGCCGGGTGGTTCTAATCTTGGTGAGATTGATGATATTCAATATTTCCAGAAGAAACTCTATCGGTCATTGAATGTTCCTATTTCCAGACTTGAATCAGAATCAAGTTTTAGTCTTGGTAGAAGCACAGATATTACAAGAGATGAACTCAAGTTTACCAAGTTTATTCAGAAGCTAAGAAAAAAGTTTGTTCATCTCTTTACGGACGTTTTGAAAACTCAGTTATTGTTAAAGAGCATTATCTCTCTAGAAGACTGGGATATAATGAAAGAACACATTCAATATGATTTTCTCAAAGATGGCCATTTTGCAGAACTGAAAGAAGCAGAGTTGTTGAATGACCGTATTAGCACACTACAAAATGTAGAAGCATACATTGGAACATTCTTCAGTAAAGAATATGTTTTGAAACATGTGTTGCGTATGAATGATGCTGAGATAGCTGATATGCGTGACCAAATTGCATCTGAGGCAGAAAGAGATCCAATGGATGGTGGTGTGCCGAATGATGGTGGTGATGGCATCACAAGATACCCAACAGATCCGGGCGGCATGGCAGTTGATCCAGAAATGGACACTGGAGATAGAGCGGCACTTGCCTATGGTATGGATCCAAATGCTGATGAAGGAGAGCAACAGTGACGAGTAGAGAATTTGTAGATATGGTAGCAGGTGGTAACAATATAGAAGCAGAGGACGCATTTAAACATGCGATCTCTCATAAAGTAGGTGATGCTTTGGAAGATAGAAGAAAAGAATTGGCTGCAACTTTTGTAAACACTAAGAGTGTGGAAAATGAAGAGGATTGAAGATCTTTATGAAAATGTGGTCGTTGAAAAAGACGAGCATAAAATGTCTAAGGAGTATAAAAGACTTTCTCCAAAGATGAAAGATGCTATCGACTCTGTTTTCAAGGTCATGGATTCTAAACCTTCAGATTTCCTAAATAGTTTTGAAAAAGTAATAAAAGATACATCGAAGAAATACAAAGTGCCAGAAAAAAAGATCATGGCATACTTTGAAAAAGAAATGCTTTCGATTTAAGGAGTTAGAGGATGGCCTTTGCAACTAGAACATTAAGAGATACTGCTGTAAATGCTGCTGGCGCTGGCGGAACTGTGACTATTTTGGTTAACATCGAAGATGATACAACTGCAAATAACGCTATTCTAGACGCAAGTGCGCTGGCCGGACATGCTAATGGCGCAAAATTAGATATCGCAAGAATTTGGTGGGGACTGGTTCAAGGAACTGCCAATGACGATACAGGACATATAGATATTCAAGAAAAAGGTGCATCAGCTGATGTTGTGCAGATTCGTTTGGCTGGAACAGGGCATTACGATGGTACAGCGGGACTTATTAAATCTGCCGCAACAAATACAACTGCAACGTCTGGCGATCATGAAATGACATGTTACGGTACATCTGGATTTGTCTTGATTGAGTTTAAGAAAGACGTTAACTATACTTCTTAGGAGTTATGAAATGCAAGTTGTAAAATTATTTTCTGAAGCCGTTGAAGAAATAGAGTATGTCTGCGAAGAAAAAGAAAGCGGCGATAAGAATTACAAAATTCGTGGCGTTTTTATGCAGGCGGATATTAAGAACAGAAACGGTCGTGTATACCCTATGGAAATTCTAACGAATGAAGTAAATCGGTATAACGAAAAATTCATCAAAGAAAACAGAGCGTATGGTGAACTGGGACATCCTGATGGCCCAACAGTCAACCTTGAGCGCGTCTCCCATATGGTTACATCACTGAAACCAGATGGTAAGAATTTCATTGGTGAGGCAAAGATTTTAAAAACCCCTATGGGAGAAATAGTTAAGAACCTTATGGATGAAGGTGCAAAACTGGGAGTTTCCTCTAGAGGCATGGGAAGTTTAGACCAAAAAAATGGTGCTAACTATGTGAGAGATGATTTC